TATAGCGGATTTCATAACCAACGATGTCAGATATAACACCTTGATCCCAACTGCCATAATCGCTTAGCGGTAATTGCCAGCTGAAACGCTTGCCGCTGCGATCGGTATTCTCGACGACACTGAAATTGCTTGGTGTAGGCGGAACAATCTCTTCACGATCAATGTCGTGGTAAAGGTAGTCGGTAGGATTCTCACCAAAAATTGCTGATGTGAACGACACTCGCACACGCCAATCGCCTGGCGCATGGAAAGCAACTGTCTTGTAACCCGTTAGCGGAATGTCTGCATAGAAGTAGTAGCCGTCAGGTTGCGGCTCCTTCACGCCAGGAATAGCGGTTGGCACATTAACCGGCAAAAGCTCAATGCGATAACCATTGACCCGTTCCAGCAGAGGGCATGTACCAGGGTCAACAATGATCAACTGCGTGCCATCAGGCTGGTTCGCGTGACGTGCAACGGCATTAAATGCAGGATCGCTTAAATCGGGAATAGCCTCAAAGGCTGCGACGCTGACGGTTTCAAACGCGCTTTGGCGACCTAAACGATCCGTAGTAGCAACGCGGAACTCATAGGTGTTGCCATAAACATGATCAGGCAGGCGCACAATTGCATTCGTTGCAAAAACCGTTTGAATGTCCTGCCAATGCGTTGCATTTACATCACGCCATTGGTAGCGATAATTTCGCACTGATAGATCGTCTGCATTGTTGAACTGCGGGGCTTTCCACGACGCATTGATCTGGGTCTGGTTATTGCTGAACACAAGCTCAGCAGTCAGATTGGTCGGCGTTTGCGGTGAACTTAAAGTGAAACGATCTTTAGGAATGGCTACCGGTAGATCGTTATCCACATAACCAAACTTCGAGTTATTGTATTGAACCGCTTCAACCTGGAAAACAAGCGGATCAACTTCGCTAATTGCAATAATCTTGTAAAGAGCCGCTTGCAAATTGCTCCACTCCAGCACCCAAAGGGCGTTTTGTTGCGTATCAACTACGCCATCGACCGTGACAGTCGTTGTGGATAAAGCTGCCGTGTAAACACCGCCACCAAGAAAATCGCCACCTTGTGTGATAAGAGTATCTGTACCATTCGGGTTTGTAACAAATCCACGGAACTCAAACTCTGTCCCATCATCCGTAAAATCTAGGATCCCATACTCGCTCAACTTGGGCGATATTGTCGTTGTGCCGTCTGGATTGGTTACTGTTTCGCCGTCTGGTATAACCAGAGTCAACGTATAAGAAATCAGCGGGTTCAATGCCAGTACGGCATCAAGCTTGATTCTGTTGCCGTCAATAGAAACAATCCGGCCACCTAGCCGCTGTCCTTGCTTTAGCGGATCTGCAATTTGAATGATCTCGCCAACGCTGGCAGCAAGACCTTCGGCACCAATGCGGAAAGTGACCTTCTCTGTCTCATAGCGATTGCTAAACAGCGTGTGTTTTGCCGCACGCAATGCTTGGCCGCGAGTGGTGACACCTACAAGACGAAGGTCAATGGGGTTATACCCAAAGCGCTCCAACAGCTCATCATCCTGCAAATACTCAGTGACACTGGAATAAACCTGACTTGGATCGTCCCAGTTAGCAAGAACAACAGACTTACGCGCAGCCTTGGCAGTGCCGGTGTAAGTAAAGCATGGTGAAGTAACAGCGCCGCTTTCATCAACTTCCTGAATAACATTGGATTCGCTGAACTGCTGAACCGGAAGTTGCAAACGATCTTGCGTTAGATGTAACTTTCCTTGGCTGTAATAGATTAGACCACGGAAGCACGATGCAAGTGCATTGAGGACTTCATAGACGCCACCTGGATTCTGCAAATAAACATTGCAAGTGAAACGTGGTTCTACTGAGCCATTGCCATCAGGCACCAGCTCATCGCAATACTGGCTAATGGTGTATAGATACCAAGGGTCGATGGCAATGCTTGGCATGTACCGCGCACAGCCAAAACGCGGATTTAGAACAATGTCGCGAAAAATCCAAGCGGGGTTATCTGTCCATGCAGTCGTAAATGTGCCATCCCAGATGCCGGTATAGGTGCGGGTGACAGGGTTGTAGTTTGTCGGAATCTGAACGCGCTTGCCGCGAACGCGAACAGATACGTCGGGAATAGTACTGAATTGCCTTGCATCAACCTTGATGCCTACCAACGCCGTGTTGGGGTAAGCAAATTTTTCATCGATGATTTCGGTGTAACTTTGCCACTGAATTTCGTTTAGAAGATAAGCGCTAGCGCTGTCATCTGTAATGCGCTCTACTTTAATGTTCCAAGGGGCAGACCCAGACAAATCAAATTCGTAAGCCCGCTGAAACTGACTGTTTGATTTACCTTTTACGGTTTGGTCGGTGACAATGACATAAGGACCACTGCTGGCCGATACGGAAATCTGGTATCGAACGCTAGTAGCTTTTATGTCGCCATTTTTTTCGTTAGTTGATTGAAGTGCTGGGTGGTTAATAATTACGCGGCATCGTTCAACATCTCCGTCAGTAATTGTCCGAGTGACTGCGCCAGTGGCTTTCGTGACGTTAAGATTGACACCAATGGTGTTTTCTGCCGCGCTAAACCCCGTCATTGGGGTCTGCGTTTCATCAGTACCAGTGCGGCTGTCAATCGTGTAACCGTTAAAGTTATAACTAAGATCTGGGTTTTGAATTGGTGTTGAATCTAAAAAAATATCTCGTGTCGCGCTATTTGGAAAACCTTCAATTTCACCTTCACTGATCGCGTAAACCGTTTTGGCAAAAGCGACAGAAAATAGATTGTTGTCCTTTTCTACAGGCTGCCGCGTTTTGGCTTGAGCGACCGTTACCTGCTGTGAGGAACGACCACCACCAGCTCCGCTGATTTCAGGCAAATTGTTGAGGTCGTCCATCACAGATAGTTTTGCAACTCAAGGCCAAACGACAGAACCGGCAACCTGCCGATGATGCGCTCACCATAAAGCACAGGCACAACCTCGGCCTGCAATGAATTGGCGTTTGATTTGTCAAACGTAAACGAATTTAACTGCTGATCTAAACTGCGCCCCGAGTCCAATCCCATTCCCACGTTTGGCATCTTTGGCGTTGGTGTTAATAGCTGCGCGACACCGCCAAAAACCAAGGATGCACCAAGCGCAGTTGTAGCGTTAATAATTCCAACTGCTGCAGAATAACTCAACGAGCCTGCCCATACTGCACCCCCAAGAACTGCTGGCAATGCAAAAACAGCAAGCGCAACCAACGCAACACCGGCAATGATTTTGCCTACTCCACCACGGCCAGCGGGGATTGGTGCTAGCACCATTCGTTTACTCATCGGCCATAGCAGCTGATCTTCATCTAACCCAACTGCGTTATCAGTCACCACACGCCAATCAATACCTTTGTTGCTACTTTCCAGTAAGTATTGGCGTAGCTCAGGAATCTGAACACACAATGCCCGCAAGGCTTCGGCTGGTGTTTTAACGGCAAGCTGGAAACGCCGACCAAAACGCCGACCAATATCACCAAGCAATCGAATCGTAACCATCAGCTTGCCCTCCTTAGCACCATGTAGGCATTCTCGCGAAAGTAGCCGCTATATGCTGTCAATCCAGACAAACGTCCTACCAAGTGCTGATACAGCATATTTGCAGCTGGGTCTTCCACCACAGCAACATGGTTGCAACAATCTTGATTGCGAATGCGGAACATGATCACATCGCCGCGCTGTAGATCTGCCGTGACCGGAATGCGCGTGAACCCTTCGGCAGCGTAATTGTCCTCAAAGTGCGTGAAACCGCGTGTCTGCCATTCGCCTTCATATTGCCTGGCATAATCGCTCATGCTGACGGCCATTTCTTGCTGATACCAGTCGCGCACTGCCGAATAGCAGTCATACACACCGTAGTTCCACGGGCGGTTTAGCAAACCTGCACTTTGGCGTGGATCTAACCAAAACGATTCGCTGCCACCGCAATTCCAAACGGCATAAGGCAAATTCAAGATTTTGCAGGCTTTGACATCAGCGGGGCTAAAGCCGCTGTAATTCGCGTGGCTATGCCAGCAAGCTATTGCGTCCTCAAAATAATTAGCCGTGTCTTGTGCGCTGATCGTGAACTGATCTGCTGCAGTGCTGGTGTTCTCGCATTCCACGACGGTGCCATCCATCAAAATAAATCCGCACGTCTCCTTGGGATATGCACGTTCTGCATAACTGCGCATGGCGAGGCGCTGCTTAGCAGTTAGCGGATTTGACCAAGTAGATAGTGTCATCAGCCTTGAGAATCAACCAAGCCAGGGAACCCCCCAAACGGTAAACGGGAAGTGTTACCAAATCTCAAACGACAGCTTTCAAGACGTTTGCCGCAGACATCTTGCGCCAAGCTGGCAACTGTTTGGTCATTGGCATCCCAATAGTTGCTGCCGTTGTAGTGGCAGCCGATGTTGCTGCGGTACACCCATTGGCATTGTTCACGCAAAAGGCGCCGCCCTGGTAAGCTGCGGCCTTCAAGATCAAATGGAACGGTCAGCTGAAAGGTAACTGCAAGTTTGTTTTCACCCGTTTTTTGTTCCACCACCCATTCATCCGGTCCCCAGTAAGCATTGGGATCTGCATTGGGTTCGCCGTCCAAATAAGTTGTTAGCGTGCGAATGCGCTTAACTGTCGCGCCAACCAGATCGCTATAAGTATTAGTCAAACCAGTGATAGCAAGACCAACATTGGCAAACGTAATGCTTGGCCGTTCTAATTGTCCTGTGGTGTTGAGTTCAAATCCAGAAGCCTGCAGCGGCAGTGCTGTGTAAGTGACGCCGTCATATACGACATCATTGCCGTTTACTTGCGTCCAATTACAGAAGTTGTAAACAGCTTGGTCAGTTGACTCAGCAGGAAGCAGTAACGTGATATCAAGCGTAAATAGATCAACAACCTCAGGCAGCTGCGTGTCAATAGTTTGAGCAATCGGTGGCGTCTGCGTCATACGTATACCCTCCTCATTTCAAATTGGATTGTTGCGTATGTAGGGCTGACGGGTGTAATTGTCAAACCATTGCCAAGCAAAAAAGTACGCGACGCAAGAGTTAATTGTATTTCAACAACTGTGCCGTTTGCAATCGTAACCGAAGTAAGTAAACCAGTTGCAAAATTTGCAGTGTAATCGCTGGGGCGCGTATAACCGGTTAACTGCAAACTACTAATGTTTGTGTACCCAAGCAATAATTGACCCGATTCAAAGGGTCGTGAAAAAGTTTTTGTATTGAAAGGCGGCGTCCAAGTAATTGCTTGCCCTTTTTTTGAGAGCAAAAAGCTTTCAATTGAAAAAGCTTCTTCATTCGTCAATGGAATAGTTTTGCAATCCCAAATCTCTTGTTCAATATTCAACCCATCTGTCAAAACTTGGCTATAACCATCGCCAAATTGAACGCGTTGAATACGTTGATTCCGACGCACAGAACTAGACAAATCCAGTTTGATGTCGTCAAACGCCATGTATGTCATCGCAGGATACCTCCGCTACGGCGCTCATTGACCAGTGTTGACAACACAATACCTTGAACCTGATTAGCTAACCGCTTTTGCGAAGCAGGCGACAAATCTTCGCCGGTATTTTGCACCGTGATATTGATGGATTCAACGCTGACGTTGTTGCCGCCACCTTTCATTGTGACGGGGATGCTGCGGCCATCTGGTAGTGGCACATAAGCTTCAGGTCGGCTGCCCTCACCAAACAATGCCAACTGCGGGCTTGTAGCAATTCCACCGCTTGCATAACGCTTAAGAGGCAATGGACCCTTGTCAGTCATCACGCCACCCATTGCAAACAACTTTGGAAACAAAGCTTTTAAGCCAGTTTGAATTCCAAAATTCATCAGAAGATTTGCTGTTTGCATTAAAATGTCACTCAATATTTCACGGAATGATTTTGCTTTATCAAAAAGGTTCATAAAAGCATTGCCTAGGCCAGTGGCAAAGGTTTGAACAATTGATTTACCTAACTCCTCCATTTCTGTTAATGGTTTTTTCGTCGCATTAAGTGCAACTGTTAATTGCTCTACTTGCTCTGCTGTCGCATCAGGAAAATCAGCTTTAAACTTTGCAATTTGACGTGCAATTACTAGCTGTCTTGCATCTTCCTCAGTCATCAAGCCAGCAGCAATTTGAGCGTCCTGAATTGTATTTGTAATTTGATCTCGTACTTTTTCCTGCTTATCAAGTTGTTTAATGATATTTGTGCCAAATCCACGGAATGCTTGATCTGTAACCTTATATAGACGAGTCATATTTTGTTCGCTGATTTCAAGCGCTTTGTTGCGACCAATGGTTTTACGTTCAAGAGCAAGAGACACCTCAAGCTCTTTTAACTGAAAATCTTCGTAAGCAGCTTGAATTGTTAACCCTTCTCTTTCAAAAGCATTTCTTTTTTGAATTAATGCCAATTCTTCCGCTGTACGATCAACAAGTTCCTTTTGTTTTTTCGTATTCTGTTCTTTTGAGTCAGGCGTGATGCCGGGAAGGTTTGATGTGGGTTCTGGACCGGCAGGAGGCGCAGCAGTTTCCGCTGCCAACAATGCAGAAAGCCGAGAAAAAGTAGCTGCTTTGCGTTGCTGCAGTGTTCTATAAGTGCTTTCCTCTAGACCCATCTTGCCGCCACGTTTGGCAAATAATTCATCAAATGCGCGAATGCGTTTGTCAGTTGCATCTAATGTCTTTTGCAACTGATTGATTTCGCCCTGTCGACCCTTGCCAAGACCAAAGAATTGATTCAGTTTTTTAATTGCTGCATCAATGGCAAGGACAACTTTTGCCATTTCGTTTTGGAATGCAGCACCAATGGGTTTCAGCAGGGTGCCGATGCTTTCGCTAAGCCTTGACAACGAAGTACGCAGACGATCACCAGCGGCATCAGGACCATCAGCAATGATTTTGGCGTTTTCCCCGTATTTTTTAAGTAGTGCTTCAACAAATGTCTGGAAGTCCTGCAGGCTGACCTGACCTTTCTCAAGGGCTTTATCCAGCTCCTGTGGTGTCATGCCAATTGATTCAGCAAACAAGCTGAATGCACCCGGCAAACGCTCACCAATCTGTTGCCGCAGTTCTTCCGCACTTACCTTGCCCTTGCTGAATACCTGCGAGGTAGCGAGCAAGGCCGAATCAAGTTGATCAAGGCTTCCGCCAGTGCCTCGAATACCAGATGCAATGCCAAGAAATGCCTTTTCCGCGTCACGTACATTGCCGCCCGCACCTTTAACAGAAGCAGTTAGTTGCGTAAATTGACGTGTGATTAATTCTTGTGGAATTGCAAGCTGACGACTTGTGCGATCAATAAATGACAGAGCACGAGCATATTCACCGGCATCTTTGGTAACAAGCTGCAACGCTTGACGTTGACGTGCAATATCTGCTGCATAGGTTGCAGTCGCGCCTAGCTGTTGCCTGAATTGACCAACCTGAGCGCCAATTGCGCCACCAACAGCAGCACCAGCAGGACCATAAATTGCACCAATACCCGCGCCAAGCATCCCTTCGGGACCACCAAAAATGCCAGCAGCAGCAATGGCACCACCAGTACGTGCAACCCGTGCTAAACCACCGCGTTTACCAGCTTGCTGCGTCTTCGCTAATTGAGCTTCAAGCTTTCTTGCTTCAGCAGTTGCTTCTTTAAATTCATTACTGCCAATTTGTACGCTATTTGCAATCTCGCGCCAAGCAGTTGCATAACCACGCAGGTTATTAATGCTTTTAACTGATGTTTGCTGAACACTCCTTAATTCATTTGCCAACTCTTTAAAGTTGACATTTGTCGCGTTGCTTTGTTGCCCTAAGTTTTTTAGGCTGCTTTGAAGACGCGTTAATTGCTCGCCACCTTGCTGGCGAATCTTCAGCAGCAGCTCGGTGGTTTGGCTCATTTGCGTTGCGCGTTTAATGCCGACAAGGCGGTCATTTCCATTACCTGTACGCCCTCAAAGACAGCGACAGGATCCTTGACTGAATACAGCTTACATAGCCATTCCAGACTCGGGTAGTTCAATCCCGTCAATCCAGCCATGCTCGTATGCCACTGTGTCGACATACGAATGAACATCAACACGATTTCCCAGTTCTCTTCCCAAATCTCACAATTAGTTTCTACTGCTTGCAATCGCGCAGCAGCAATTTGCTCAGGGCTTGCACCTAAAGCTTTTAAATCAGCTTCTCTTTCGTCAATAATGCCGCCTTTCGCCCAGTACTCAGCGGCTTCTTTCAGTTTTTTGCTGGCGCCCCAGTAACGCTGTCGGCATATGCCTGAATCAGCGCCTTCATCACATACGGGTCATCACACAGTTCCTTTTTTGCCTTCTGTGTAAAAGGCACATCCTTACCGTCTTCATCCTTAATACCATCCCAACCTTCAAGGATCCCATCAACAAGAGCATCATCACCCTTGTCAACAAGACCATTGAAGGCGGAACGACTCATCTTCTTAAAGACTGCATCAAACGTATGTTTTTCAAATTTGCCGCCATCGATAGGTACTTCTACCGTGACCGGCCATTTGTACGACGCAGTCTTCTTGAGGACGAAGGCCATACGGATCAGGTGAAAACAAGCGTGAATTCGTCGTTACCAGCGGTCGTCGGCAGTGCCAGATAAGGCATCGACAACGAAATTACCCCGTTGGTATCACCGTATGATACGCCCGTAATATCTGTCTGGGCAGCAGTAAGCGTCACAATGTTGCCGCCAGTAGCGCCCAGTACCAAGCTGGTAGAACCAGTGGTGACGCCAACAGCTTTAGCAAAATAATCAGTGGTGCCGACTGCAGGAGCCTCAATTACGGCAGTACCACCAACAGCACGGTTGGTGATAAATACTTCCTTGCTAGAGGCAGTCTCCTTGTAGACCAGCTCATTGTTCAACGCAAGATCAAACGACTCAATACGAGCACCAGTTACACCATGGAAGGTGGCTGTGGTCATGTTGGTATCGTTTACCTCAATGGCAGCAGCCTGATTAGCAACAGTAAAGCTACCGCTCAGTGCAGTGTCATCAGGTGCGTTGTAAATACCGATCATGCTGAAGCTTGCAGTTGCAAACTGTCCAGCAGTCAGGTTGAAGCTGATTGTGCCACGAGCACCAGTAATCTTGTGACGGGTGCCATCGTAAAAGCAATACAGAGTCGCAGAGTCAAAACCAGCGCTTTCAAGCTGATAGGTCGTACTGGTGCTGGGAACACTTACTTCATTGAAGCCACAGGATTTCAGCAACGGACCAAATGCAGGAGCAGTACCAGCAGCACCGGAACCTGCCAATTCAACTTCAAAAGTTACGCTGACGCGTTTATTGGCAACCAAAGTGCCGCGAGTGCTATTACCAATAAATCCCTGATATGCAGCAGCCTGAACGTTGTCAGACTCAATCGGGGTGATCTCAAGGTTGGTAACTTGAATCGCATCAGAACCACCAACAGGGCTGGGATCAACCCCATAGCTGGATTCAATCTTCGCGATCAGAAACTTCTTCCGTGTCAGTGCCATCGGTGGTAGGAGCGGCGGGTTCTGTAATCAGTGTAAGTTTCCCAGATTTCGGGTCAAACAAATAGCTGCCGCCCACTCCGGGATTGGGAACTTGCTTTTCAATCTTAGCCATGATGTCAGGCGCTAGTTAAAGAAGTCCTGCTGGTGCGATAACGCACTAGAAAGTCTTGACTAATAATACCCAGTGGTACATCAGCTTCATACAAGCTGAAGTCTGTGCGATCAGGCGTCAAGTCAAGGGCATAACCATTGATGGTCTGGTCCGCCATCAGCAGTTGATGCACTTGTTGGGTGTAGGTGTCAGAGTCGTCATCAGGCACTGCTGCACGCACAAGGGTCGTAATCCTTACGCGCATTGTCCAATCCAACTTGTCATAAAAGTTGGTATCAACAGGCTGATCGTTTACAGGTTCAACAATGACAGCGGGCACTTCACCGCGAGCCAATGGTTCAACACGGCTTCGATAAACAGTGGCGCCTGTAATTGAATCAAGATTGCTCTTGATGCGAGCAAGGATCAATTCTCGTCGTGTGTCAGCCATGTCTAAGCGGCAGCAACTTGATAGACATTGCAAACAACGCTAGGTCGTGATGGGCGGATGTATGGACTTGTTACTGCAGCTCCAGCTTTTAGGGAAAGGTTTGCGTTAGAAGGTGCCCAAATTAGTTCGATGTAATCCTCTTTTGCCAAAACCAAAGTGTGATCTATTAATAAATTGTTATTGCCAGAAACGCCGCCGTGCGATTCGATGACACTTGCTCCCGTAGTTGTCAAAGGCACATCCCCAGCGCTGCCGCTGTTATTTTTCCTCAGCCAAAAAAAGACATCGTGAATTTGCACGTCATCATTAGTTAGCTGCAGATTAAACTCGAAAACATATACGCCCGGATTGTCAACAGTCAGCCTGCTGCCGTTTTCTAACCGTACTCCATCTCCTCCAATATCTACTTGATTAAAAGTGACCTCAGTAGGAGTGTTGGCAACTGCAGTCTGGTCTGCGTTACTTGAAAACTCACCCCAATGACCGGGTGAGCCGTAATAGTGCAACTTGTTCCATTCTTCTTTTCCGTTTCCGATCTTTTGGTTGCCAGTATCGGATTCAAAGCCAATTTCGCCGGGTAGTAAAACCGGATTACGCGCTGCCCAGTTGGTTCGAGTGTCAATCTTCTGGACAGCCATTCTTCACACCTTGCTCAACAGCAATTCAGAAAAAACTCCGTCGTCAATTGCGCGATTTTCACGCACGGTGTACGACGCACCACCGACAGTAATAGAAGTGCCGCGAGAGGCAGAACTCACATCAGAAGTCTTCGCTGTAAGCAAATACTCCCGGCTAAGTGCCATACCCCCCGCGATCACATCCACGGGCGAATCCAAGATGCCAACAAACTCATCACCACCACCAATCCGGCACACAGTACCGAACTCGTCAGCGTTGAGAAATGCCAGCGTCTCAGAAAGTGCCATCAGGATCAGTTGCCGTACTTCTTAGAAGCAAGACCAGTTACCGACACAAAACCAGTACCAGTACCACCAGCAACGGTGATGCTAGCTTTGATGTAACGCTTCAGATCATTGCTGTTGACGTACAGCTTTTCCTGCAGCGCAGTGTTTGCATCGGTGGTCGTGAAAGCACCGCCAGTTACATCGGTGTAAGAACCACCAGAAGTGTCAGATTCGGTCAGTTTCACGGCATAAGTGATGCCAGAACCACCAGCAGATGCATCAAGAACGAAAGCAATATCGCCTTCGTAATCAAGCAGATCAATGGCAGAACCAACACCAGTAGAAGCGGCCAGCGCGTTAGGACGCACAGCCAAGAGGGTGGTCTTAGACCCGAGGTTGTGGATCATTGGTCTTTCTCCGTTTGGGAGCGGGTTTTACAGGTTGCGGCTCTTCTTCAGCCGTGACAACTACTTCCTGAATAAGGGGAGCAGGAATCGCTTTTTTGATGCCAATCAACAGCAATGCTGATTTTTGATCGGTTTCAACGATGTCACCAACTTTCACCTCTTTGAGATCAACGATGGTGCTACGAAGCATCTGAATGCGCATTACCTGCTCCCTCATTATCAGGACAGCTTGCAGATGGACTCAGGATGACGAATAGCCACGTCATAATCCTGCATGGCCACCACACGCACGGTGCCAGAAGCGGAACCGGTGTAAGGGTCAACCATGATGTCCAGACCGCTCCAGAAACCGATCATGATGTCGCTGAAGTTAGCGAACACAGCAGTGCTGTTCGGCAT